ATTTTAACTCCTATTATTATTGCCGATCCTACCGGGGCTGTATTTACATAAGCGAATATTTCCGTTAAGGTAAAATTCAGAGGCCAGGGAAATTTCATTTTTGCATTCCCGGAAGTTAAATCGGTTGTTTCATCACTTATTGCAACTTCAATCGATTCAGTGGTAATTCCGGCAGGTCCTTGGGGACCGTTTCCACCGGATGCACCTGTGTTTCCGGTTGGGCCGGTCGGTCCTGTTGGCCCTGCAGGTCCGGTTGGTCCGGCTGGCCCCTGCGGTCCGGCATTTATGGCAAGGGAAATCCCTGCAGCTGCACTTATGCTTGCCGTTATTCCTGCTGGTGCGCTTATGGTTACGGTTACTGGCATTTGGTAAATATTAATCGTTATTTACAATTACAAAACCATTAAACCAGGTACGGATCTCTCCCGTGGGATAGGTTGCCTGTATATCAAAAGCATAACTTCCAATTTCCCATACCGGGTTAGGGACTCCAAAATCAAAGGTTATATCCATGCTGTTGATTGTTCCGGCCTGGCTTATTTTCAGCCCCGAATTATTTGCATTCTGAACAAGCATGGCAAACGAATAACTTACCAGGGAAACAATGCCCCCTGTTACGGTAATAGTGAATTTCAGGGTATCTTTTTGCTTTACGGTTATATCCAGTCTCTGCGATACATCCAAATCGAGCTCGGTTGACATATATTTAGATTTTGCGTATTAAACGAATATTCAGGAAATCACAGGTAATCACAGGTGATCCGCTTGCTGCATAGGCTGCCGTTTGTACCCGGAACCCGGTAGAAAAGGACATCCCGGTTATTGCTGAACGAAATATTTTGCTCTTGGCTGCATTGGCATACCCGGAGGCATAATGAAATATTTCTGTTACTACAAGGGCGTTGGCATTGTCTATATAAATAACCTGGCTTTTGAATTTTACATAATCAGCAGAGCTTCCCAGGATGGAATCCGAAGCGTGTGAACTTTTATTCACATCGCTTGAATCGTTTATTTTTAGTTTTGCAACTCCAGTATTTAAAGCAGTTGCAACATAAAAAAGGCATTCTATCTCTATAATATCGCCAACTGCCCGTAAAAGATTGGGCCCAAAGAAAATATCCTCAATATTAACATCACTTCCCGCCCCGGTTGCATATGTATTCAGATCTCCATAAACCGAAGAGTTTATTTCATAGCTGGCAATTTTAGCGGCTTTTATAACCCCGGCAGGAAGAAGGTTAAGAAGCTGTGATTTTTTTGGAACCCCGCTTTGAATAATAAGTACAAAATCCCCATTATTTGAACTGGTTGATTCTGTCAGGCTGCTTATTTTAGTATCTGCCATAGGTTTAGTAGTTATAGTGACTTACTCCATCTTCCATCATAATATACCCGCTTCCATCTTCCAGGAGAAAATAAGAAGTGGTAAAGAGTTCAACCAATTCAACATCAATTTCATTATCTACCGGGCTCCAGTCAAACCGGTGCATCATAAAAAGGGCGTTATCTGCCCACGGTTCCCGGACAATATTCAAAGGGGTATAAATGCTACTTTCAAGTTTTCCACTGAGCTTTTTGCTTGGTAATTTATAGAGATCAATAAAATCCTGCTTAATTATATTCAGAAGCCGGCTTGTTTTAGATCCTCCCCTGATGCCCCAATTATATGTTCCTTTATTATCTGTTGTATTTACTGCCCAGGCCAATATGCCGTTATATTCAACATTCCCGTTATCAACATTTGGAGTATCTCCCCCGGCAATTGAAATATCATCACCCTGCAAATTATAAGCTGAATTTATCACCACTACCGTTGTAATGTCATCCTGTGGCAAGGGAGCATGGGTTATATCGTTATAAAGGTTAACCGCAATGTTTTTAAACCATGAAGTTGCTCCACCGCCACTCTGGGTATTGAAAACTTCAATGAGTACTGTATGGGATGCTCCTGCAGGTATATTATCCGATTCAAGAAATTTGGTTACAAATCCATCTGTGGGAGCTACGGTATATTGTATGAATGTAGGGGTTGTGGTCCAGGTTCCGGTACTGTCCAGGAACCAGGTTGAAGCGGCATAAAGAATTACCTGGAACTGGAACGTGGTTGTTCCGCCATCACCCGAAAAAGTAAATTCTACGGTTAAATTTTCATCGCTGGTACCATCAATATAAAAGGAGGCATGCATATACCCCTGCCAGGCGCCTATAGGCTGGTTAGCACAAATAAGGAGCGTTCCGTTATCTTTATCCAGGTAACGGGAAGAAAATGTTTGCACCCCTGATGCATTCCAAACGCTATGATCCCCTGCAATCCATTTGGCAAAATTGCCGTCCCCGGTAAAATCTGCTTTTGGTAAAAGTTTTTGGATTAGGTTAAATCCCTTCCAGGGTGGAAGCATAATCATATTTGCATCACCCATCCATATAAGCCGGGAACTGTCATCTGCGGAATTTGGCGTTATAGCGAGCTGCAGATCGTTTAACTGGTTGCTTATATATGCACCGGTATAATCATAGGTTTGTACCTGAATGGGAGTTGTTAATTCATCTATGCGAAGAATCTGCCACACTCCGGCATACTGCATTAAGCGGCATCCAAATTGCTTTAGAATATTATCAAGCACATCATAACACTTCCAAACCGTGCCATCATCATTTACATATTTATCATTATTCTCAAAATCCTGGACAAGCGCATTCGTAGCGTTGCTATCGGTGTTGTTTGTTTCCAGAAGCGCCAGGCCTATTACATATCCTCCATAAGAAGCATTATAATTCCAGATTGCAATTTTATCCAGAATAGTGCGGATAATATCAAGTAGTAAAACCCTTCCGGTATATTTGGTGGCTCCGTTGATATAATCCGTATCTTTTAAAGAGGCGAGCCTGTCCGTCGCCACTATATCTACAAAATAGCCTGCCTCGGCAGCTGCGTAAGGTTCTGTATATTGATCGGGCAGCAAATATCCAAGCCAGGTAACAACGGAATTTATTTTAACTACCATCATATATTTGCTCGGATCACTTGTATATAGATCGTAAAAGAACATGCTGGCATTGCAATTCAGCGTTAATGTGCAGGAGCTGGCCTTTATGGAATCATGCTTTTTGTCTTCATTCGTGTCCCAGGTAATTTTCACGGGTGGCATGCCTCCATCTATAAGCTGTGAAGATCCCGAATACCCGTTTTGCAAAATAGTTGATTCAATAAGGGCGCCCCGCCTGTCGTATGCCTGCATAATATATTTTGCCCCGTATGCCATTAATATTTCTGGCTCCTTATATTTTGTCCCCTGGCAGAAGTTAATGCCAGGTCATTTCCTTTTACTGTTGCCGTTAATACTACATTCTGCATTTGATTTCCCATGCCTGCCACCTGCGTACTCATTCCTATCTGCGGCATTTGCCAGGAGGAAGATGCAATACTTCCAACACCGCCGGAAGAACTACCTCCACCACTGCCAACGCTTTTTGCCCAGGCGGCTATTCCACCAGCTATTGCGAAACAGGCTAATGCAGCTGCAAAAGCAATTTCAGGCTGCATGGAATCTAAAGAAAGATGCACTGCTAAAATTCCGCTTCCAAGGACCATTAATTGCTGTCCGAGCGAATTAATAATGCTTGCAAGTCCTGAAAGAAGAGTCGCTCCAATGCTTTTCATTGCATTTCCTACATTTCCGCCCGAAATAAAGGTAAAAGCCAGTTCCCCCAATCCGCTCGCAGCTGTCTCAACTAATTTATCAAGGCCCTGGTTGATTGTTAAATTGAGATCATGCATAAAATCCGCCCAGTTCTTTTTTACAATATCCATTTGAGTATTTGAACTGGTAGGAATGCCAGCAGCGGAAGGTTTATCTACATCATTTTTTATTATATGCGAGAGATCAAGATGAGCGATGGGCTTGATAGGAGTAAGAGGATTTTTTCTATCCTCAAGGTCCTGGGAGGTTATAGAATTAATCCGCTTTAAATATTCTTCCTGTTCCTTTAATTTATCATTATAGCTCGCTATCTGAGTAAGGTCGGTTGATTGTGCCCGGGCTTCCGTGAGTTCGGTTACTTTATCTTTGATCCGCCCGATTATGGATTCATGCTCGAGGAGCTTTATATTTAACTTTGAAAGCTCATCATTGTATTTTTCAATGTCTTTTGCATTATCAGAACTATCCCTCAAAGCTGTGGTATCGGCAATGTCTTTTTTTATCTGGTCTAAAATGGAAAGTCTTTCTTTAAGTGCGTCATTTTTTGAGCCAGTTCCGGTAGAATCCGTTTGATTGCCATAAAGAAGTTTAAAAACATCATTATTCTGCATTGCCGGATCCGGCTTACCCTTTTTGGAATTTGCCTCTGCCTGCTTATTTGCCCAATCAAATGCCGCATTTTTAATCGAATCAGGATTATCCTGGAAGAAGGTAAGACTCTTCCAAAAATATTGCATTTTCTGGTTTGCATCCAGGGCAGAATTCCCCATTACCCGAAAAAATTGTGACCATTGGTCAGCTGCTTTGTTAAGAGTAGGCGCCACCGACTCTCCAAAAGCCGATTTTAAGTGATCCCAGGATTCTGATAAATGCTTTAAAGAAGATAATCCCGAACTTCCGGCAGCTTCAGCAAGGCCGGCCATGTTTTCGGTAACCCATTTTACTGCATCACCATGTTTAAGTTCTGAAAGGGTCATTTCCTTTAAAGCCTCAATTCGGCTCAATTCACGGGGCAGAACTCCAGTATATGATTTTGCAAGTGCTTTTACACTTTCATCCAGACTTCCGCCGGTTGCCTGGGAGAGCTGCATGCTTGCATTAATGGTTTCTTCAATCTTATCCTTCGTAAATCCAAGAGTTGTTAAATATTTCTCCTGCTGCATAATGGTTTTATCATCCACTGTGCCTTTATATGACCAATCCTCTGCAAAACTTTTCAGTTCTTCGTAAATATCCATTCTTCCTTTAAGCGCCGTTTTTAATCCCATTTCTGCCTGCGCCTGCTTATCATAAGCCTCAAGGCAGCTTTTTGTAAACTCCACAACTCCTCCAACTGCAAACGCTCCAATGAGTGTACTTTTAAGGTCCGAAAGGGTATCTTTAAGAAGGTCGCTTTGTTTTTTGGCCGCATTCATCTTGCTCTGGAATTCCGTTATATCGGCTCCCAGCCATGCAGTCATATTGAATATCGTTTGTCCTCCGCTCATTTTCTTTTCTTTTAGTCGAGACAAGGCACTGCCTTGTCCTTATCTCGGTCTCATACTCTCCGGCAATATTTTTGGAAACAGTGAAAGCATCTTTTCTTTTTCCTCATTCGTTAACGGTCTTAATTCAGGTCGTTCCGTGTCCCAGGGAAATTTCATCAGTCTTCCAAGCGAAACACTCTTATCTCTTGGCAGCTGGATGTTTATTAAATGCCATGTTTGCATTCTTGTTCTTTCCCATGCTGCCCGCTCTCCTTCTTCAAACCTTTTATTAAACCCTTTTAACTTGTTTACAAATTCACGAAGTTCAAGAACGTAAAGTTCATCAGGTAACATTCCCAATCGCCCCAGACCAATTTCCTCGAGCTTGTCGAAGGTTAATTTTTCGGCTGGGGCTTCGTCTCCCCCTGGTTTTCATCTTCATCTTTCTTATCCTCCGGCTTTGGTAATCCGTCTGCCATTATTTCAATAATATCCCTTCCGGTAATGGATTTGTCGCTCATCCAGTCTATTACATCATCCTGGCTTATGGTTACTTCCAGGTTCTTACGCCTCATGCCATTTTCGATTGCCAGTTTTGTTATAAGCGCAAGGTTTTCGAGGGCATCAATGGAAAAATTATCATTCACAATAGCTTTAAGGCTATCATCAAACTGGAAAAGCTCAATATTCTTTAGTTTGCAATACTGGCGAATGGCATTCAGGCCAAAATCACACCAGAATGTTTGATCGTTTACTTTTAGTTCTCGTAGCATTGGTTTAGGTTTATTGTCGGGACAAGGCACTCCCTTGTCTCTATTATTATTTTTCTATCTTAATAATGGTTGGGACAAGGCATTGCCCTGTCCGTAACCAAATATTGCTTATGCTGTGGTCTGTTTCGTCAGTACGCCATCTCCCTTCATTGAGAAGGAATATGTTGAATCTGCGCTATCAGGGAAATCGGCATCCAGGCTTTCAAGAAAGCAGTTCCCGGTATATTCAATATCCCCGGTTGTTTTTGTGCTTATCAGTACGGTTGCTCCTGTAGGGCCGGTTATTAGAGCATAGAGATCTGCAAAGCCATAAGCGGCATTGAATTCAAATTTTGCATTCCCGCTCATGCTCCAGCCTACACGCCCGGGGAGCATTTTTTGCCATTTGCCTGAATCCTTATTGGAAGATTCCCTCACGGCGTGAGTAATTTTAAGACTGCACCCGGTGGCAACTGCCACAAGGCTACCGGCAACATAGATACCCATGAGTCGGCCATCAATAATGTCTGTGTGCTGTGCCATTGTATTAGATTATTAAATTAATGAGTTGCTTTTGTTAAGGCGCCATCTCCTTTAATTGTAAAGGAATATGTGCTGTCTGCGCTATCAGGATAATCCGCCTGCAGGTCGGTTAAATAACCGGAACCGGAATAATCAATATCCCCGGCATTCTGCGTGGATATGAGAAAGGTTGCCGGGGTTGGAAGCGCTGCACCGGCCCCGCAGATCAAATCAAAAAGTTCGGCAAATCCATGAGTGGCATCAAAGCGGAATTTACCATTGCCGCTCATTGTCCAGCCTACCCGGCCACTTAATGTATGCCCCCATTTGCCGCTATCCTTATTGGCAGAATCACGTGCTGCATGACTTATCTTTAAGCTGCAACCGGTTATCGTTGCAATAAGATTGGCCCCGTTGTAGATTCCCATTATTCGGCCATCAATAATATCAGTTGTCTGTGCCATCGAAGTATATATTAATGTTAATATTCATCGTTATTAATTATTAATTCCTGCAAGCGCCATCCATGCTTTTGAACCCTGGCTAAGAGCAACAAAATTTCCACTTCCACCGGTTTGCATATAAATATCATGTCCATACCAACAGGTATAAATATTCCCGGTTATAGAGGCGCACATTCCTCCCCATGCTTTATTTCCCTGACTTAATGAAACGAAATTTCCACTCCCACCGGTTTGCATATAAATATCTCCTCCGCTAACCGAAGCATATATATTTCCATTAGGAGCAGCCGCCATTCCAAACCATTGTTTAGCTCCCTGGCTAAGAGCAATAAAATTTCCCGTCCCGCCGGTCTGCATATAAATATCATCACCACTTGAAGTCACATAAATATTCCCGTTTGGAGCTGCACACAAATTATAATAAGGCCGGTTTATTTGTCCAAGTGCTACAAAATTTCCGGCTCCTCCCGTCTGCATATAAATATCACCGCCATTAACAGCGGCATAAATATTTCCGTTAGGAGCTGCAGCTAAGCCTGCCCAATTTTTATTACCCTGACCTAATGCAACAAAATCCCCGCTTCCTCCTGTTTGCATATAAATATCACCGCCCGTTTCAGCCGCATAAACGTTTCCGTTATGGGCAATTGTCATACACTGCCAATATCTGCTTACCTGGCTTAATGCACCAAAACTTCCTGTACCATTAAGTTGCAGATAGATATCGCCATTCTGAACGCAGGCATATATATTCTGATGCGTTAATTTATTTAATTGGCCATCGCCCCTGATGGTAAAAATAAATGTGCTATCCTGGCTGTCCGGGAAGAGTTCTTCCAGATCTGTCAAAAAACCTGACCCTGATAATGAAAAATCAAGTGCATTCGAGGTGGCAATAATAAAATTAGCTTCTGTTTGGCCTGTAATTGCATCAAATAGTTCGTTGGCGCCGTGACCAACATCAAAGCGAAATTTTCCGCCCCCGCTTATTACCCATCCAATCCTTCCTGGTAAAATATGACTTGTTTTCCCGGAATCTTTACTGGAAGATTCACGCACATTATGCTGGATCTTAAGGTTACAATCCGTAATGGTGGCAATAAGGTTTGCCCCGTTATAGATCCCCATAAGGCGTCCATCTAATATGTCAGTTGTTCCGCTCATGTAAATTTTACTCTCAGTATATAGTCCTGGGCAATATGATGAACCTCGGCATCGTCTTCGTATAGATCCTGCTCCCCGTCATAGCTTGAAGAAAGAAATGTAATGCTTCCCTGAACGCCCGAGTAATGATCCATAGCATCCCGGCAGGCATCGGCAAGTGTTTGAGCTGCTTCATGGGTTTTTGCAAAAACCGATACCTGGTACCGGATCTCAAAAACGCTGCTTGCCTGGCTCTTTACCGAGCTGGGAACATTGCTAACCTTGAAATGCACAATATAGGGGAGAGCCTGCATCTGCGGAGCACGTGAAATAAAGATATTCCCGGAATTTATACTTCCAAGTATGGTTTTTACTGCAGGCGATATGTTAAGTGAAGTGCTCAAAGGTCAAAAAATGAGGGTTTATATTTCTTCACAAAGGCATCCATTGATTTATTCAGTTCCTTTACCAGGACAGATTTAGTTTGTCCCAGGGCTTCATCAATTGCCGGTCTCATAAATGGGTGCGCAGACTGATCCTTTCTGTAACGCTGTGATCCGGCAAAATGGGAGAACATAAATTTGAATATATCGGTACTTCCTCCTTTGGTATAAGTAAAGCGACTATCCGGTTTTGCCTCTGAAACATTTTTGCCTATGCTTTTTGATTTTTTACCCTTCGTTACAAAACGCCCTATACCAGAGGTTCCCCATTCAATGAAAGGAGCAAACCAGGCATCGTTTTTATATTTCTTTCCTGCCCGGGGCCCAATTCCAACTACCGGTCCGGTTGCCATTGCATTTCTTGGAAGTTTGCGTATGGTTCCAATCCCGGCGGCAAGGGTTTTTGATATGGAACTAGCCCTTCTCCTGGCAGCATCACGGATAGGCATTCCGGCAGCTATAAGAGCGGGAATAATGATTTTCTTTTGCACCTGGATAGGCAGCTGCATAAGAATATCATCAAATTCTTTTATCCCCTGTATTCTAACCTGTGATGCCATTATACGTTTGAATTATCTCTGCGGAAACAACTAACATGGAAATACTTTCTTCTCTCAATCTCATTAATAAATGTGATATTATATTGAAGGCTGTCATCATCGACAATAATCATTTTGTCTGTGAGGCCGGCTAAATAGCGAATGGTGAAAATGGTTTCTACTATTGCCGTGCGCTCAAATGACTGCTGTGTTTCAGCCCCTGACTTATTTACTTTTTTCGCCCAAACGGTTGCAAAATCACTATAGGTAATAACCTGCTCGTTGCCTGTATTAGTTGTTATTACAGGTTGACGTATGGTAATTTTGCGATCCAGGCTTCCAAGGTTCATTAAAATGGTGTTTGACAGGTATCGGTTAATAAATCCTTATATCCCATAGGGAGCTTGCTTATAGTTTGCCCTGCAATATTCTCCTGCCGGTTTTCAAACAAATGGCCTACCAAGAGAAGAATGGCGCTCTTATAATCCTGCGGCACATGGGCTGCATCGGTATACCCACCAATGTATTCTATGATAACATTGTTATGATCTCCACGGCTTGCTGGCCAGCTGTTCCCAAAAGAAGGATAAACAAAACAGGGTTCTTTTATATTATCCAGGACATAATTCCCGGAAGAGAGTGTTTGAACCACTCCTGATGGATCGGTATATTTAATTGAAGAAATACTCTGAACCGGGGGGAGCGGAAGATACATCCTGTCATCATTCCACGCCCTGCGGTTCGGAGGAATTGTGCCTAAAATATAATTGTAAAGCGAACGCTGCGGAACATCAAGAAAATCATCAAAAAACATCTGGAAAGTGGTCGGCATTAAACACCTTCCAAGATCCCTTTCAACAATGCGGCAGGCGGCTCCAAGATAGATATTGATAATACTATCTTCATCCGTATTGAAAACCTTGCAATGTTTCCTTGCCTGGTCCAATGTAATTGGAAAGCTAGTGGCAGGGGTCTTTATTTTCCAGTTTGGCTGCATTTTATTTACTTGCCAGGTAATCGGTTATTTTTTGAGCGGTTGCCTTTCCCACTCCCGGGATCTCGGTAAAATCAACGATCTTTTTCAGATCATCAAGGGTTTTAATACCAAAATCAAAAATGGATTGAAATGCGGGCAGATCTTCGGGCAATTGATTGGTATCTTCTTCCTCTACAGGGGCTGCAAAACCATCTTCCATAAGCTGGGTTGCCAGTGCATCTTCAAAAGAAGCCATCTCGCCGGGGAAATATCCCAGGCCATATTCTCCTGTAGGTGATTTGGTGAATTTTATCGTTTTCATAACCATAGGTTTTAGAAATTATTAATAAACCGGGATCTGATCGAGACAAGGCATTGCCTTGTCTCAACCGTTTATCCCAAAAACCTAGGTCGTTAACAAATCCTTGATTGCAGCAAACGATTCAGGGTGGCGAACTGCCACATCCCAGAAGGAATTCACATATACATTCACAATAGCCTTTTTGGCATCCACATAAGGATCAACTACTATATCCAGGCCGCCCCACTGACCGATAAGAAGGTCATTGAAGTTGCCAAACAAAGCTGCAGAGCAAACCGAAGTGGACGTTCCTTTTGTTAAGGTCGAAGGCACGTTATTGGTAACAGCTGTTTTATATCCATTAATTGGGTTGTCTCCGCCATCCCATAAATAAATCGGATAACCGGTTACCTTGAGGGTGGTTTTGAGTTTTCCACGGGTTTTAGCATTGATCAGGTAGGCAAGTGCTCCAAGATCTGCGTTTGAGGATGAAAGTTGACTTTCGAGTCCAACCATTGAAGCATAATCGGGTGCAGCTCCGTTGGTTCCCATTACTACAGAACCAATGCTGGCAGTATTAAGAATCCCGGTTGGCTGTCCTGAGCCGCCTGAACCGTTAATTGCAGCTGCTTCAAGTGCTATTGCTGTAGCCCTGATAATATCATCCTGGACAAATTTTTCAACATCAAGAGAAGTTTGATGAATCAATTGCCGTGCAATCTGGCTGTAAGCTCCAAGCCTGTGAGGGGTAAGGCTTAATTTATCCCAGGTACCCTGAACTTCGGTATCATCGCCAATTTCGGTTGCTACCCAGGATGCAGAAGTTTGAGTAGTACGGGGAATCTGCAATGTTCCCATTAAACCGGTAAGATAGGTTGTTCCAAGAGGAGTAAGAACTAAACGGTTCCTCAAGCCTGAAATGAAAGCCCCAATATCGGTAGGAATCAAAACGCCTCCTTCAGCTCCCGAAGTTCCTCCGGTTGCGGAATAATCACGTTTTTCACGTCCTCCATAAAGAACATTGAGCTGTTTCATGGGAATACCTACACCCAGAATATCTATTCCGGTTGCCCTGGCTTCCTTAACCGCTTCCTGATGCATTTCTTTTTCAATTCCTTCCAGTTTCCCATCCATTGCGCCACGGATTGCACGCAAAATGCTATAACCCCTCATTTCTTTTTCTTCCTGCCTCTGGTTTTCTTTATTTATAAAATCCCCGGCCATTTGAGCCTGTCTCTTTTCCCACCTCTCGGCATTTGCTATTTGTTCATCGAGCTGGTCGAGCTCGGCCATAATGAGCGTATGCTTTGATCTTTCTTCGGTAGTAATCTCTCTCTCGGCAGCTTTCGCTGCAGCGAGCAAGTCGGTAGCTTCTTTATATTTAGCCGTGCGCTGCTCTTTAATCTCTTTAGAGGAAAGAATTTGCGCTATGCCAGGAGCTGCGGCAAGCAAAACCCCGGCGGCGGGTCCGGCAATAAGCAGCATGGAGCAAAATAGAAATGCTGATACTGCAAACAAAAACATACGGTTACGTGATCTCTGATTTTTCATGGTAATTAATTATTAGGTTACATTTTTCTCATTTATTTTCTTTTTCTTAAAGCAAGTTCAAGCTCGGCTATATTGCGGTTATACATAGGCATGATAATAGGCTTATTGCGCCTGGAACGTTCCTCGGTAAAACTGCGAAGAGCCACTTCCGTATCTTCATAGGCAGGAAATACCACTGGAGCAAGTTCATGCACTATAGAAAAATCAGTTATAGTTCTGAGTTCTTCCGCTCCATCAGGATCATTTTGCAAAAGTTCCCATGCGGCGGCTCTTACCTGGAAGGTAAATGAGCTGCTTTGAATATTGCCACAGCGAACATTTTCTAGAAGATCATTTCCGGCAGTAGTATTGGGCGCTTCAAACTCATATTTGAGGCCGAAATTATCAACGGTAACAATGAGGTTTTTGGCTTTTGTCCTGGCCTGGATAAGATCAGGATTATGATTGAAGGTGGCTACAACATCCGAAAGATCGGTTTTATCGAATGCACCCGGGGCAATTTGTTCTTTAAACCAGCCCATATTCACACTCACAGAATTAAAGAGAGCCGCATATCCAACGATTGTCCTGGCATCGGCTGCACCTTCACGCTTTTCAAGAGTAACCGGTTTCATAAAAAACCGTGATTCTTTTTTCCCGTCAATTAGCTTTATCATGTTATTGGAAGATTTTCGTTATTGGCAATCTGGGTACTGGTAACCATATTAAGCGGAGTTAAATATGCATCGCCGCCTTCTCTTGGATTCTCATCTTCTTTTTCCCTCACATCATTGGGTGAGAATACTCCCCATTGTATCATTGTGGAATAGTATCTCCAGCGGGAGGTCATATCACCACGCAGGAAGGCATTCACGTTAAATTTTGTGTAATAAAAATCCTGCTCAGCCTGGGTGAATAGCTTATCGTTCATTTCTTCCTCGAACTTGATAAGCCAGGGCATCATGGTATAATTTATGAAATCATGTCCCTGCTGTTCAATGTTGTTATTGGTTGCCTGGTCAAGACTTTGCATCAAATGGAGCGGGATCCTGAAAAAGCGTGCAACTTCCTGTATAGAGAATTTCCGTGCTTCAAGGAACTGTGCATCCTGTGCGCTCATACCTACTTCAACCACTTTAAGCCCGGCCTCGAGTATGGCAATCTCGCTCATATTGGTATATGTGCCATATTTATCATTCCAGCTGTCTTTGAGCCTTTGGTAAACTTTATCATCCAGTGTTCCCGGATATTCCAGGGCAACTCTCTTGGCGGCACCGGTGCGGAATAACCCACCGCCATATTGCTGCTCAGCAAGTCCTACACCAATTGCTTCACGTGCTGCCGTAATTACGCTCTTTCCTTCAATTCCATTAAATCCAAATCCCTTGATATGGATCATGTCATTGTGATTGATGGGAACTTCAACCCCATTTACTTTATACCATAAATCGCCTTCGAAAATAAAGGGCTGAACATCTTTAGGATGATAGGGAAGGGCAAGTGAAACAGGCCTTGCATTGTTATCCCGTACTATTCTTGAATAGCCATTTCCCCATAAGGCGGCGCAGGCCATCATATGCTGACGCCAGGAGAAGGCATTTTGAATAGAATTTGGTTTACGCTTTACAAGCCGGTTGGCTGCATGGCCAATGGCAAAATCCTTGGTTTTCCCGTCCTGTTTGTAAACAAAGCATGGAAGCATCCCCACGGTATCAGAAAGAATTTGAACGGCGCTCCAAACGGCAGAAAGGGTAATTGCTGTTTCAGCTGAAACAGGCACACCGGCGCTGTTATTCATGCCGAGAACATTCGAAAGCCAGGCTTTAGGATTTACCAATGAAGTTTGGTCGCCATAGGTGGCACGTTTTTCCCAGAATGGAATTCCAAGAACACGAAATTGAGTTTTCTGAATTTTGCCCCTATCCATTTCGATTAAAAACTAAGTTTATAATCAAGCAGAATAAAGTTTCAGAAATACTTTCCTGGAAATAGTGGAACTTAGTTCCATTTCTTTAAAAAAATGGAACATTGTTGCGGTCGAAAGGTTGGAAAAACTTGATTTTTAAACAGATATATTTCAGACTTTTAAATCCTTATATACCTGTTTTGAGGGGTTTTGAGTAAAAAATGTTGATAAATTGGAAATTGGAGCTATCAAAAGTGCTTCTGGAAGGCTTATAAAATATAGAAAGTTATAGAATTATCAACAATTTTAAGTCCATTTATTTTCTTTGTTATAGTTGGTCATTGCTGGATTTGATATCCATTTTTCATAAAATTTATCATCACATTCATGCCCAATAATAAGATTTAAAGGCCCATGTTCAGAAATAAACCGGGAGGAAATAAAATCCTGGTATAAATCAATATTACCAGAAGACCATTCAATCCCAAATGCTTTTGCAATGCATAAATATTCCATTGTTTCCGTATCAACAATATATAATTTATTATTTGACATGTTTCAGAGATTTAAGAGTTTCTTCTAATTCTTTATATATGAGTTCAAAGTTATTATTAATTTTAAAGATTAGCCAAACGAAGTAAGACATCAGCATGGCATGGGCTTTCAAGGGAGCAAAAGCAGGCTAAGTTTTTGCCTTTTAACTCAGAAAGATCAAAATTGTGCTGCAAATAGTTGCGCCAATATTCCAAATCATAATTTATACATTCATCCTCTTTCCATAATTGTTTATAGAGGAAAATCACCTCTTCAATACTTGCCCCAGGATAAGAATTAACCAATACCCATTTATCTAATATTTTTCTTCGGTAACCGGCATCAATATAAATCATTTCACCAAGAAGTCGCAAAGGATTTCCCCATTTTGAAGGCCTGCCCACATAAATAGTATTTTCAGGCATCTTCCATCCTTTAGTTCTCTTTCGCTGGATCCTGCATGGCTTATTCACTAATGCATTTTGCATGGCATCTATTGCTTCACGTGATTTATGCATATTCTTTAAAAATTTAAAGATAATTGGGTTTCAATCCATTTTACTAATCTGCTTTTGTGAATGCCCAGAGGCATGATATATTCCTTTCTAATAACCTTATCTACTATCCATTCACCATAGGAAGAGGGAAGAAGTTTGTAAACATAAGTATCATCTGTTTCGCCAATAATTAAATATTTTTTGTTTTTACAAAGCCATCCATCAGGGAATTTATAAACATCAGTTGTGATACGGAATTCTCCTTCTGTCGGTGAATTGAATGGTCTATAATTATATAATATTTCCAAAGTCAGATATTTTTAAGTTCCTTTTTAAATTCAATATCTAATTTGTCACGCCTTAAAAGATAATTTCTACCTCGTAATTCGGGTTTTGTTTCCTGTAGTTTTTGCCTGGTCCTCCTGATGCTTTCCGTATCCGTAAATTGTCCTTTCATAAATTTGTCGGCAAATCCCCAGAAAGCCATTTGTTCAAGTCCGGCAATCTGGTTATTCCATACTTTCAAAATCAATATTCTGTCATTATCCCTTGTTTCAGGATGCTCCCGGAGGATCTTCTCAACGGTTTCGATAATTTTAAGTGAGCTCATAGAAGTAAATGTATTAGTTCAGGCAATGCATTATCAAGTTGATCTTTTAAAGAAGAGTTATAGGCGCTATTTAAGCAGGGTGCGGAAGATTCAAGAGTCTTAACTTCCTTTTGAATTTCGCAGGTTTCATTTTTGCGGTCATCATGTAAAAAACAGGGTTGAAGTTTGCAGGGGCTTTTAATATCAATACATTTCACAAACTTGTAATATTTGCAGCGTGCCCCACTTTCAAAACTGGCATAAATGGCTATAGCCGGTTTCTCAATTCCTTCCCGGAAATGCACAGCAGCTGTATCTACGCTTATTACCAGGTCGGCATCATAACAATCAAGGAAAAATTCTGCTACAGAAGGAGCAGCGATTATGCAAACACATAAATCTTTAATCATGTAAATGAAAAGTTTGTCCTGGTTAGTAAGGTTCTTTTCATGCACAAAAAGAAGGGCATCCTTTGCCAGGGGCTTTACTGAATAATAAAGATCTTCAAATGAAATACAGCGCATATTGGAGCTGGCACGTGGACAAAGAAGAATGGATTTAAGGCCGCAGTCAAATTCTTTCATTATTTTTTGAATGCTGCTCGGGGTTTTGCTTATACGGTCCTTTCGTAGGAATGGCCTGCAGAGTTCTGGTGCAGGATTATTCACGGCAATAACCTTGAAAATTATTTCAAACCAGTTCTGATGGCTTCCGCTCTCCACTTCTCCGCCCCAGGAATACCCGTGAGTATATTTAAGGATCCCCGCCCATGCCACCATGTCAACTTTTGTAAAAAGAGGTTCTTTGTAGGTCCTCACATATTGGGGTGGCAGTTGCCACCAGTCCAGTACCGGATATTGATCAATATTTGTAATAAAGAGGAAAATCTTATCCGGCATAAGATTGCGAAGGCATGAAATAGCAATCACATCACCAATGGCGCCGGGCCGCATTATAAAAAGATTCTCAGTATCACCATATTCGAAAGGCACAAGAATATCCATAAGCCGAATCATGGCAAATGAATCCTTTAATCCGTTTTTCAAAAGGCCCTCAGAAAGAGGAAGAGCATCTTTAGCCGGGAGAATATAAACTTCTCCCCGGTTTACCTTCATTTTAGGGCTCTGAATTGTTTTTTTTACCCAAAAAAAGTACATAGTTAGTGTGTTAGGCGTTTGTTTCTTGCATTGCGATAGGAATCAAAGGAGGAATATTTACGCCTCCCGAAGGCTTTTTGATAGCATTTTTCAGCAAGCTCATAGGCCTGGAGCTGTGTTTTTACACATTTTATACCAAGTTTTTTATAGAAAAGATTATCAAACCCGGATGGCTCGAGTAAGGCAAGTTCTTCTCTTGATATTTTTTTGTTCATATTGAACGAATTCCCATTGTTGCATATACTACATTCGGGTCCGCTTTCTTATTATCCTTGGTCATATGCTCTCCAATAGCCATCACGGCTGCTACCATACCGTCAACCTTATTTACACTCTTCTGCTTATCTATTTTTATATTTCCTGCAGGATCCTTTTTTAGATCCACGTTCGAATTCATCCATCGAAGCACAGGATTGCCAAAATGATTGAGAAGTTTAGAAATAACGAGCTTCTCAAGTTCTTTTGTAGGAGCATCCATTGAAATAAATCCCTGCCGAAACTCACTTAAAGCAATTTCTTCCTTCTGCAGGTTCTGAATTACCCCATGATAAGCCCGGGCAGGGTCAAATGCTATGCTTTTTAGATTGTAAAGCCGTCTGATAGCAATAATATCAGCACTGATTGTATCAATATCAATTACATTCCCGGGAGTGGTTTTAATGAGGCCTTCCGCAACCCATTGGCGGTAATTCACCCCATCCTCTTTTGAATCCAGTTTTCCTTCCGGGATCCAGAACCAAACTAGAAGATCACTTGGCACTCCTGTTTGTGGAAAATAAAGCGCGAGCGCATTTATATCTACGTGAGAAGCAAGGTCTATACCACCAAAGCAGACTTTCCCCAACAAATCTTCGGGTTTTTTTTCAGTTTTGCAGGCTATCCACTTCTCATCCGGGATCCAAACGCCCCGGGCATTGGTCCAGATATTAAGATTTTTAGTGAGAAAATTTGTTCTTTTCGAAGGCTGGTTAAGAACTTTTTTCATTTCCTCACGCATAAATGTGCGGGAAACGCTGATATCCATGTTTGGATTTGCCTTAATCCACACCTTTTCATCTTCCCATTCGTCCTCTTTGTCCAGAGTAAAGATCATTGTAAAGAGGGTATCATCCTGGAGAACTCCATCCAGTATCTTAATGCAAACTTCGTGAAGCTCATAACAAGGACCAATCTTGGAAAGTCCGGCGGTAGTGATAACAAGCTGCATAGGTTGCACCCGGGCACCCATTGCCGAAGCTGAATTGTCAAATATCTCAGAAGTTTTATGAACATGGTATTCATCAATGATAGAACAATGGGGGTTCTTTCCTTCAAAGGTATTGGCATCGGAGCTCAGGGGCTCGAGCTTGGAAAAAGTAGCGAGTATATGAATGTTGTGTTCAAAAACGGTTACCTGTTTCTTTAGAAGAGGGGAAACATTAACCATATTTTTTGCCTCGGTGAAGACAATCTTCGCCTGATCCCGGTTGGTTGCCATTGTATAGACTTCTGAACCAGCTTCATTATCCGCAATAAGCATTTCAAGCCCAATACCGGCCATAAGAGTGCTTTTCCCGTTCTTTTTAGCAACTTCAATATAAGCAGAACGGAACCTTCGGGATCCATCGGCCTTCTTCCAGCCAAATAAATTCCATATAATGAACTCCTGCCAGGGCGAAAGAATGAAAGGTTTGCCCGCAAACTGCCTTCCTTTGGAGTGTTTAAGGAAGGCAAAGAAACCAATTGCATAGATGGCAGCCTTTTTATCGAAGTATAAACCCCTGTCCATTCCTATTTTAAAGTCCTGTAAATACCTTTCACAAGCCTGCTTAATAAACTTACAAGCAAGGATTTTGCCACTAAGCACATCATTCACATATTTTTCAGCAGGCTTCATTTGTTTTTTAGAGTTGCAATAAGTTCATCCAAATCATGTTTTAATTCCTTTCGCATATCAAGTTCTCCGTAAGTATCATCCCATTGAATGCCCCATTTGTCAATAAATTCGTTTTCTGCCATAATTAGATTATTTGTTTAAAAATTGCTGTAAGGGATCCTGTTCTTCTTTGGGAATAATTCTAAGCCGTGCCTGGGCGGATGGAGTAATACCAAATTCACTTGCAAGCATCTTTGCAGATTTCAG